ATCATCACCGCTTTGGGTTCCATTAACGGCTTGGCCTACGGGTCGGCATCGGCAGCCCAGCGGAACGCTTGGCTTGTGTCTAACGCTGACCGCGTTCTGTTCGGGGATGCTATCGGAAACGGTGGCTATACCGTACACGCGACGGACCTTCTGACCGTTACAACAGGTATGACGCTTGGGGCGGCTGAAGTCTCGCTGATGAAGCGGATTGCCAAAAATGCAGACCCGCACATTCGTCCGATGAAAGTCATGGACGGAACGGGCCGCGAATACTTCGTGCTGTTTACGGACAGCCGGTGCTTCCGCGACCTGAAAGGCGACTCGACCATTGCGACGGCAAACCGCGAAGCGCGTCCGCGCGACGTGGCAAGCAACCCGATTTTCCAGGATGGCGACCTCATCTATGATGGCGTCATTATCCGGGAGATTCCGGAGATTGCTTCGCTTGGTGCCGTTGGAGCGGCTTCGGCGGCTGTTTCGCCCGTGTATATGTGCGGTGCGCAGGCTGTCGGCGTTGCTTGGGGTCAGGAACCCAAGTCCACGACCGACACACGCGACTACGGCTTCCGCCGGGGCGTTGGTGTCGAGTTTGCGGATGGTGTCGAGAAGCTGATTTTCAACGCTGCCCAACATGGCGTTGTTACCGGCTACTTCGCCGCTGCGGCTGACGCATAAGAAAGGGACGGGGCGGCTTCGGTCGCCCCACTCCACCATGAAGATATTTTTCCACGGAAAAGACGCCGTTAGTTACCGGGGCGTCCTGATTGTTCCGGGCGAGAATGACTTGCCCGATGAAATCGCCGTGAGGGTTAGGGATTGGCCGAATGTCAAAGACAAAACTCGAAGTGGTCGCAAGGGCGCACCGGGTTCTCGGGCTTCTGGCCGTGGACGAAAACCCGACGGCTGACATGATAGCATTCGCAGGCGAGGCGCTAGAAGGTGCCATTGAAGAACTTGCGTATGTTCAAGGCGTCGGCGTGTCGTTTGACGAAGACACGGTGCCTGACGAGATATTCCTTGCGATGGCCGACTTGCTGGCGGCTGAAATAGCTGCCCACTACGGCGTTGCCGGGCCTGTCCGTTCCCGCGCAATCGGGCGCATTCGTGCAAGCCTTGTGACGGACAACAGATGATTGAGTTTATCGGGGCCACACGGCAGGACAGCGACAACATCGCTGCCAGTCCCGCGCGGCTTATCAATTTATACCGCGAACGGGTGGGGAACCGTACCGTTTTGAAGGGTGTCCCGGGGCAGACGCTATTCGTGGCCCTGAATGACGTTATGGGCCGTGCGATGACGGAAGTTGGCGGCACATTGTTTGCCGCATCTGGTGGTGCGCTTTACTCGGTCACATCTGGCGGTGTTGCGGCGAACCTTGGCGCAATTGCCGACGATGTTGATACCTTCATGGAAGGCTACGCGGCCAACGTGACGGTCACGGCGGGCGGCAACTATTACGTCTGGGATGGCGCAACGCTTTCCACGGTAACGGGCGGTGCATTCTCCAATATCGGATCGGTTGCCTTTGCTGGCGGCTATACGCTTTTGACGGAAAAGGACGGTTCTCGGTTCCAATGGGCTGAACTGCAAGACCCCGGAACATTGAACGGGTTGAACTTCGCAACAGCGGAGGCGATTGACGATACGTTGTCGAGGGCTGTTGTTCACAAGGGCAACGTCTATCTGTTCGGCAAGGCATCGACTGAAATATGGTATCTGACGGGCGGCGCGAACGCGAACGCTTTTGCCCGGTTGGCGGGCGGCGTTGTTGACCGTGGCGTGTTGGCCCCTGCCCTTGTTACCGACTTTGGCGAGGGCATGTTTTTTGTCGGTGACGATGGCGTTGGCTACATCATGTCCGGAGTCACGCCCATGCCGATCAGCGTTCGCGGGTTCGAGACGGCGGTGGCGGCGGAAACGCCGACGCATTGCTTCTACTATGAAACGGAAGGCCATAAGTTCATCGTTGTGCGGTTCGCCAATCGTCCGGCCTGGGTCTATGACATTGCAATGGCCGAATGGCACGAACGCGCTGTAGGAAACACCCTGACACCGTGGTTGGTTGTCGGCGCGGCGAAGGCTTACGGCAAATGGCGCGGCATCAGCACGCTATCGAACATCACGACGCTTGAAGGGACCGCAGACCTCGGCGCGACAATCCTGAAGCGGGCGGTGTCCTCCACTTATGAACTTGACGAGAACCGGCTGCGGTTGCAGCGGCTTGTCATGCGGGCGCGGACGGGGTTTTCCAACCTCGGGCGGGACATGCAACTCACGCTTCGCCTGTCACGCGACAGGGGGCTTACCTGGGGCGCACCGAAGGCCCGCTCACTAGGGACACTAGGGGAATACGAAAGCCGCGCCGTGTGGCGTTCTCTGGGCCAATTCCGCAGCATCACGGCGGAAATCACGCTCGGGGATAACACCGACGCGCCAATCTACACGGATGCGGTTGCCGATGTCATTTAAATTCAATCTGTCATGACAGCCGGGGCAGAACGCCGCGCGGCATTGTCGCAGGGCGAAAACAAATTGATGGAACTTCTGAGGTATTACCTCGGGCCGACAGGCATTCCGAACCGCCTTGCTGTGGCAAACGAAGTGCTGAACCCGGTTCGGGGCATTGAGGATGCGGGGGCAGCGTCAAGGAATATGCTGGCCCCCAACGTGCCGTTTCCCGAGCGCGTGGCCTCGGCAGGCAATATGTTGAGCGAGGTTGCAGGCGCGGTTGCACCCGTCGCAGCGGGCCGATTTGCGGGGCTTACGGCAGACGACATGGCGCGGACGGCGACAGAGGCTTACACGGGAATTTCGACAATGCCGACTGCGGTTGCGGGACGTGACTTCGCGGCAGACCAGAGCGGGGCAATCAATCTCGACGCAATACGCGCCAAGTTTCCAGACGTTAAAATTGACGTTTCAGGAAACCCGAAGCGCGGATACACAATTAACAGAATTGTGGTTCCAGAGGGGGCGCGGGGCGCAGGAACAGGCACAGAAGTAATGCGGGACATTCTGCGGCAAGCAGATGCAGACGGCGCGACAGTTGCGCTTTCGCCTAGTGCAGACTTCGGAGGCACCGTTAGCCGCTTGAACGAATTTTACAAAAGCCTCGGATTCGTTGCAAACAAGGGAAAAGCGAAAGACTACGCTATTTCTGAAAGCATGTATCGCACGCCGAAGCCCACCGGCATCAAAGGCTACCACGGCAGCCCGCACGACTTCGACCAGTTCTCTATGGACAAGATAGGCGCGGGCGAGGGCGCGCAGACATACGGGCATGGGCTGTATTTTGCGGAACACCCGGAGACGGCGAAGGCATACCGGGATGTCCTACGGTCCCGCGATGTAGTATATAACGGGCAAAAGATTGAACCGAATTCAATGCGTCGATTTGCTTTGGAAGATTATGACGCCATCGGAAAGGAAGGCGCGCTAAGAAATCTTCAAGACAACGTTGAGTTTCACAGCAAATACAGGCCAGAAACGGCAGATCTGTACAAACAGGAAATTGAATTTATCAACCAGATGGACCCGTCAAAGCTTCAAATAGACAAAGGCCGCATGTACGAAGTCAACATAGACGCCAACCCCGAGGACTTCCTTGATTTCGACAAGCCATTCTCCGAGCAGCCGCCGAATGTGCAAAAGCATTTCAACTATCTAGCTAGGGGAAAGTCTACACCGCCCGATGGAATGGATTTGGCGCGGCGTATGGAGGGCAATGTCTGGACGAAAGAGGCCGCAAACGCAGGCATCCCCGGCATTCGCTACCTAGACCAAGGGTCACGCGGTGCGGTGGACGTGAACAACCTTCGCGGCACTGTCTCGATGTGGGAAAGAGCGGTCAACAAGACCCCAAACGACGAATACGCATTAAAAATGTTGAACGACGCGAAGTCCGAACTTCAACGGGCGGAAGGCGGGTTAACGCGCAACTACGTTGTCTTTGACGACAAGCTAATAAGCATCATCAAGAAGTACGGAATAGCGGGCGCGGCACCGATGCTAGGAATGTCTGCCGAAGAACTGCGCGGGCAATACGCCGTCCACGAACTCGACGGACGCAGCCGATGACATTTAAGCCAAACCTGATCGAGCAATACACCACCAGAGACGGCACGCTTACGCTTGACGGGCTGAAGGTGCTGCAAAGCATGTTTGACCGCATTGACGACCTTGAGGCGACACTGGCGGCAATCTCGGCAATAACCAAGCCGACAGGCGGCGCAACGGTTGATGCGGAAGCCCGCACAGCCATAGACGCGATTATCGACGCGACATGAGAACGGCAACGGTCGCGGACATACCGCTTCTTGTCAGCATGATGCA